TTGCCAGAAAACCCTATCGTAAACGCTATGGTCGCTATGAAAAAAGAGGCAAAATTAAAAATCGGGTCAGTATTGATGTTCGACCAGAAGTCGTTGATAAAAAAGAACGTATTGGCGACTGGGAAGGAGATACGATAATAGGGAAAGATAAAAAAAGTGTCTTATTAACATTGGTTGACCGCAAGACGCTGTATACAATAATCGTTAAACTTGATAGCAAGCAGGCATCAGAAGTCGCGAAAGCGGCAGTGAAAGTATTATACCCGTTAAAACAAAAGGTTAAGACCATCACGTTCGACAACGGTTTGGAGTTCGCAGATCATGAAATCATCGGTGAAGAATTAGAAACCCAAATTTACTTTGCTCACCCTTATTCGCCTTGGGAAAGAGGGATCAATGAGAATATCAATGGGTTAATCAGACAATACTTTCCAAAGGGAACCAATTTTAATGAAATCTCTGATCAGGAAATCAATTTTGTGGTAAACCGATTAAATAATCGCCCTCGAAAAACACGGGGTGGGAAAACACCGAATGAATTATTTAAAGGAATGCGAACATGTTTACTTCCAGATTAACGATGTTGCACTTATTATGTGAATCCAAGATTTTCTTTTAAATAAAGATTACATTGCCTGTCAATCTATACCGGCGTTATGCATCCAAGATTTTGTTTTCAATAATAATGACAAAAACTTTCCGAGTATTCTGGAGAGTGACAGAATTCATAGAGTCATAGAATCACAACATACACATAATAATAAATTATCCCGAGAGTTCAATAGAGCAAAAAGTCAATTTATCGATTTTATTTTCAACAGGATAATTGAAAGAAAAATCACATTCAATAAAGATTGAAAATAAACCATACTTACATCATAGTGAGCATGGTTTATATATTTTTATTAAGAAATCCGATACCACCCCATTAATGTAATATATGCATTAACAATAGAGAAATTGCGTCCACTACCAACACTGGACGTATTACCGCTAAAACTGTGACTATGTGCACCAATGTTTATACTGTGGCTATGCCCCCCGGCACTTGCAGTTTGCGAGGTAAAAGGATTGGTTCCTTCACCAACAGGTATTATGCTACTGCCAAAACTTCTTCCCGTAGGTATTCCGTGTGAATGTTCCCCACCCCAACTAGTAGTTTTAGTACCATAATCAAAACCAGACGTATTACCCGAAATACTGTGACTATGTGCGGGTAAGTTATCTATTGTCAGGGTAATTGTATCGCTACCACCAGAAGTCAAGACATTCGAACCATTAGTAGCAGCTAAACGAATGGTTCTATTTTCACCTATATATTTCCATGTTGTCCCGGTAAATATATTGTTCGGGTTTTTATTCTGTGCAAACCACAACACTATACCGATAGGATATAAGACATCGATAGATACCGCATTAGCTAACATATCAGTCACTGCTTTTTGGCTCATTATCTGATTAATGCTTTGCCCTGTAGTCTGCACAATAGCTGATTTCGGCACCGTACTTTTCGCCAAATTCATCGTTTCCACTAAACCAAGGTTTTTTATAAACTCACTTTTATTAGGGATATCTGCACCGTTTTGGTTTTTTGCCAGTCTATTGTTGGCATTATTATTTGCACTCGTTGCATTGTTGTTTGCATTTGTCGCGTTAGTGTTAGCGCCGTCAATCGATTTATTTAACTCATTCCATACGGTATGCATTAATGATGAGGTCGGTACCGTATTCCCCGCATCAGCAATTTGATTACTTAACCGCACTATCCCCTTTTCAGTCAACGATGCATCAGGAACACCACTTAATTTTCCCTCTGCGATTTTTCTAACGTCATGCACAGCTTTAGGCGTTGCCGCCTGATCTTCTCTGTCAGAATTTGTCGCGCTGTTGAGCTGCGATATGCCTTTCTGCGTAAGCGAAGCAGCCGGGATTTCCGTGGTAATTTTTTGTTTTAATGCCAAGTCTAACTGTTGGGTGAGTTTCTCTAAATCACCATCATCAATAACATCCTCCCCCGTTTTTTCTGCAATATATTTCCCAATTACCGCAGCAATGATTGAGGATTGCCGCCAAACTTTATTTAATCGCTCACTTCTGGCAATGCCCGATTTAAATCCCTCTTCAATAAAATCAGAATTTTCATATTCTTCTTGTGATAAAGTATTCGCGTTTTCACCCGTCGCAAATGCCTTAAAATCATTTTTCGCCATTTCTAACCCTCCACTATATGGTAATTAACCGTTATTCCCATAGGTTTAATCGAGAGATAACCCTGATGGATGATTTCCTTAGTGATGCTACTAATTACTTTACCTCTTACCGTTACGGTAAATGACATATCCAAGTTATCTTCAAAAGATATAGATATGTTGTTATGTGAGTGAATAAAACTCAGGATGTTATTAAGTGATTCAGCCGTTCCATCCCAGTTGTTTGCGCCTATTTTAGCTTTGATTACTATTCGATAATTATCATCATCCAACTTGACATAACTTTTATCACTATCAAACCGCCCTTTCCATTTGCCACTATCAAATCCCAATTCAGGAATATCAAAGGAGAAGTAGTAGTATTCAATCGGGGTTTGAATCATTCGATTTCTTTCTACCCATTCTCCAATGATATCAAGCTGTTTGCCCTCCGCTTTATCAAGGTCAAAACTGCTAATCAGTAAATCAGCAGTGGACGCATTCCAGTTAAAAATATCGGTAACAGCTTCAAGCATTCTGACATATCGTTCACCTTCCATATGGTAAGACGGAATCAGCTTCATATATTTATTCATTCGAGCACCGTCACTATTTTAATATTTTCAGGTGAACAGGTCGGCGCTTCATTAAAGGCTATATTGATGTTCGCTACTCCTGTTGTTGATGCTGATTTACCTGCCACCACAGATAATACTTCATATGTCTGACTGCCGTTTTTATTACATAAGTTTGCCGGTACAAATAAACGAGTAACATATATCCCATCACCAATATAAAGTGAGTTGATATAGTTAGATACCTCTGTCCGAATATTATTTCCAATATCCGATGTGTATCCAATAAAAGGTTTAATCTGAATTTCAATATAAATTGGTACCAGCGTTGGACGATAGAAGTTAATCGTTTTTTTATTGCCAGTGTTATCCGTGACAATTTCAGAGGTGGTGCCAAATGTCGGTATGCCCGGCGTTTTCTTTATCAAAATAGTTTGAGCAATTTCTTTCGAGTCTCCTCCATCAATGACAATCGCAATACTGTGCGCAGGTATACCGTTCTTATCGGTTTCATCCGTGTCGTTGTCATATCCCTGATAACGTGAAACACCATGCAGATTAGCAATAGCGCCAATAAGTCCATCCATAATGGTTTTCGAAGGTAATGCAACTGAAACTGCTTGCCGGATTCTCAGTTCTGCATCGGTTTCAACTCCCCGACCCAGTGTAGCAGCAACAGGGTTTGTCACTGTTTGCCAGCCCAATGTTGGTGTAGCAATCTGATTAATCGTGTGAGGCAGTGCGCCAATAGCGCCTGTTTTTTGACACACAGCCGTTACAATAGCCTGCCCGTGCATGTCTATAGTGACTTCATCCGGTAGTGACCAGGTGTTTCCTATATCATCCCGAATAGAAGCATTGCGAATAACAGTACCCGCCCGGCCAGTTATTAAAACATCTACAGTCGAGTTACTGGGGCTTTTTCTGGTAATACCGTTGATTTTGACATTACGAGAAAGCCCCTCACCTACCGCGGTTGCTGGGCTGAATGAGTTATAAGAAGCAATGATTGCGTTATTACAACCATGAACCACATAAGCAATCAACGATAGAAAAACACCGTCTTTGCTGTCAGATTCAATGTAAATATCTTCTCCGTAGATATCTCTAAATATTGTCTTCCAGCCATTTAAAATGGTTTGATAATCAGGGGCATTGATCCCGTTTTTATTAATGGCAGGTAACATTGTGTTGATAATATTTTCATACATCAGCCGTTACTCCTGTCTGTCCATAAATCGTGTCAATCGTGACTGTAATGGTGATTTTTCTTGTGTTGGGGTTTCTTTCACTGCGGTAGTGGATAATGTTTGATACACCAAGTGTTTGCAGTATTCTCTGTCTGATGACCAGGTCATAAAAACCCGATGTGCCTTTACCTAATACTTTGTCGTAATCAGTTCCCTCTTGGTTATCAAGAAACCATTCACCACTACGCAGCATCAAACGTGTTTTCACTGCCTGTGCAACCGCCTCCGGTGAATTGATAAGAAAACCCGCTTCACCACGACCAAATATATAGTCGTTGTCAATTTCTCTTCTGTATCTCATTGGGGTTTCCCCGTGTTGCTTCCACCCGATTGCACACCGCTATGGACATGGTTTTTAAGGCTAATCCCCGCTGCTGTCACATCGTTGCTCACAGTAACTGGGCCTTGCATGGTTGCAATACCACCACCAGCCCCCATTCCCTGCGATAAGTTGCCGTTAATAGTGACGTTGCCGTTCAGGATGATTTCAGGTGAGGTAATTTCGGTACCACCATTTGCAGTGGCAGTGAGTTTTGCCGGTGTGATAACCGTGATGTTATGGCTACCAGGATCAAGCTCGATATAAGCCGCACCATCATCACTCCTCAGCTGGACGCTACTTGTGCTAATGCCAGCTATTTTTTGTTGCTGTGATTGTGGGCCAATAAGCGCAAATCCATCGGATAGGTTGTGCTGCCGGGGATCTACCGGCTCTTGTACGCCACCCGATTGCCACCAGTAATCAATGCAACGATCAGCAAACACGACCAGGCATTCATCACCCGCTTTTACCGGAAATGTTAGCGTCACTCCACCACCCCTTGGGAATATAACGGGGACATCCACCAACAGCGGTAAGGATACTGATTCAAGATCCCCATCTTTTTTCCTGATTTTCCATCTGATAGCCGGTTGTGCTGTAACAGTTACCGCATCAGCATCAAATGATTGAATAATACAGGGCAGAGAGACATACAATCCGGCGCTAATCATTTCTTGCATAGAAAAAAAGACCGCTTCCGGTCTATTTAGTCGTTCATCAGTATTTATCATCAGTTGTCTGCCTTACCTTTGTTGCCAGTTGATTGATTCAGCAGGGTGTGATCGCTCTTAGCGATACACATCATTTTCATGTACCACTCGGTTTCGCGGGTGTCGCCGGAATAATTTATATTGAAGACAATGTAATCACCGTCAGAATCCAATGCTGCCGGTTGTTCTTTTGAATCCTTATGTACAGTAGAGGGATCAACCGGTGTGATTGAGCGGTTATCCAATCTAATCAATGTACCTGGACGGATATTCGGATTAATTAAGCACGTAACGTTAATACCTGAGCCGATAGTCTGTTCAGGCATACCAATCAGACCCGTTTTTAATGTGAGTACAACGGCTTCAGTTAAGTATTTATTTTTAGGCACAATATGTAACTGGTTATCTTCATAGCGCCAGTTAGCATCACATTGTTTTGCCAAGTCAGAGACTGCATTACGGTGCATACCAAAAAGCACTTTTCCTCTGGGTGAGGCTGACATTCTGAATTCAGGGCGCAAGCCAGCCGTAATGCCATATTTGGCAATATCACGCATCAGTAAGTGATCTAAATCTGCTTGTGAATATCCAGCCGCAATGGTGGTATTCACTGTCGCGTAATTGTGTGGTTCATCTCCGTCTGCCGCCTGAATAACAACACAAGTATCCGTTGGGCTATCTCTCTTTACATGGGTGTACTGGATTTGACCTGAAAATATTTGTCCTGAGTTCCCTTTGTAGCCCGCCACAAATTTAATCGTTTTAAACTCATTTTTGCGTAATTTATTACTGGTTGCGTCATTAAGGTTATATATTGTAAAAATGCCTGTAGCAGGATAGGAAGATTCCGTTATTTTAATATCAAATATGATTTTCAGGTTTGATAAATCTACTTTTTCGCCCTTTTCGTCGAAAACGATAAGGTGACATTCTCTTATCCATTGTTTTGACATAATTCACCTAATTAACAGGAACAAAAAAACCGCAATTAAGCGGGTATGCGTAACAAGTCATTGAACATTAAAGATTACAGGTTCACAAATAGCAAAATAAACAACCCCCTAAAATTCACGCTTATTTTCTTCATGTTAATTTGTTACAAAATATAATTTATCCTCTTTACCAAGATTATTCCTGAAAGGTTTTTCCTGGTTTATATCACCATAAAAAATTAATGAACCGTTAAAACCAAGATGACGATATTGTTCAAGCAAGTTAATCCCAAATACTAGCGGTAAGCCAGTGACTATTGGCTCACTGTCCGGCGTCATGATATCCAGAATCCAACCCGCAATATCACGCCAAATTAAGCTCATTTTATAGTTAACACCATCCAATTGAACATCGAATTGCTGGTTTATCGGTGATAAAGGAATTTCTACAATCCCAGCCATTTTTTACCCCGCTCTATAATATAGTCAAGAATAACTCGTGGTAATGACGGCTTCACCGTGACTTTGGTTCCCACATTAATCACAGGTGCCGTATCTTCAGGATGTTTCATATTTTCAGCAGGCGCTGCTTGCTCCGTTGATGTTTCAACAATAATGATTTCACGCAGGTTTAAAATCACTGAGAGAACATTTTCACTGGTTTTATCCGTTGTGATTGTCATATCTTTAATTAACATATTTTTATATAAGCGTTTCCCGGTGACGACATCAAAAGGTTTATGGGATGCCCTAAGGTCGAGTAATTGTTGATACACCGCACGCGGACTGGTTCCCAGGCTCAATCCGGTAGCAATATCAAATACTTTTGTAGTATCAATAACATCAAGTAGCGAACCGCCACCAGCAAAACCTAGCTCCATTCTCACTTCTGATGGACTATCATAAGCATGATCACTGATTGTCACCCCCTGTTGGACTGGATGATCCGTGATATTGGATGTGTCCGTATGTGTTTCTGAAATAATGACACTCGGTACAATGGCACCTATTTTTCTCGTTTGCTGAGAAAACATAACTGATAATATATCCATTGTTATCTCACTTGTGTTTGCATATTTCTAAGTAACATACTGTGAGTGCGTTCTACCGTTTCTCCAGTAAGTCTTGCCGCTTCTCTGGGGGATTCAACGCCATTAATCTCAATATGATAGTTGACTTCCCCAATCCCATTCATATTATTATTGCCAGCAGGAATCAGCGAACGCAGCATGAAATTGTGAGTCACTCCCTGATGATTGATCATACTGTTGATATTCGTCATTGCACCGCTGAGCATATGAGGATCAATGGAAATGTTTTTCCAATAATTAGCAACATTATTTAGATGTTTGGTTAAGCCCAAAGGTTTATTCTCTGACGGTGGCACGCCGAGAATCGCCGCCCTAATAAATTCTGGTGAATAGGGATTACCACCAATTTCGACTACCATCATGCTATCAATCAAATGTTGCATCACATTAGGATCGGTTAAATCAAGGAACGCATCCTTAGAAACGCCCATCATTTTAGACACACTAGCAATGTATGCTTTAGTCTTATTACCGTCTTTTGATGGCGCCCATGTCGGGATAATACTGGCAATGGTTTGCAGCTTTTTTCCTGTAGTCTTGCCACTAAAATAACGCCTCAACTGATGAGCGGTGGCCTTTAATCCACTATATGCATCTGGAAACTTAGCAAATCTGTGCCCAGGGCTATCTTCACGGACTGCCCCTCTTTGATTCGCAAAGTTCATATTTAACGGGTTGTTATTCCTGGCCCCTCTGGAAGACATGAGTTTCTTTATTCTTGTTTCTGTCAGCTCACTGTTCAAAATATCCATCGACTGATTAACTGCATTTAAACTCTGATGAGTATCAGGCTGCTTAGCAATACCAGCTTTATGATGGTCTTTATTGAGTGGCTTATTCTTGCGTTTCTTTTTCGCTTTACTGGATTGGCCTGATACTTTTCTGGGAATATCGGCAATTTTTTGGCTGTGATCTTTATCAATTATAAGTTCACCGCCATCAAGCTGTTTTTGATATTTGGGAATACCAGCAACTTTCTGGTTGTGATCTTTATCAATGATAGGCTTACTACCATCAAGTTGTTTCTGGTATTTTTCATAATTATCTTTGCTAAAAAACGGTGTCAAGTCAGAAGCCACATAAAGCCCATGCGTTGATATCCAACTATTAAGTTGATCAAACGTTAACAGGGGTTTCTTATTTGCTTCACGTTCTTTTCGCTGCCGCTGTATGGTTTCACCCACCGTTTCGTGATTTTTCCTCGCTTCTTCTTGTAATGCATTTAATCGACTATTAAGGTTGAATAATATTCCCAGCGTCATTTTTCTTCCTGTGAATTTCCATAATTCATTCAGTGTTTTCAATAAGCCGTTCGCTGAAGCTTCCCCTTTGTTTAACCATTTAACTAATCCCTCAATCGCATTAAATATGTCATCACTATCAAGTGTGTTGGTGTTTTGATCAGCACATCCCATCGTGGCTTTTAATAGCGGCTCACTCATTGATGTTATCAAAGAGGCAGTATTAACATGGCCGCCATTGGCATGGGACAAAATATCAATCTTCGGTAGAAATCCTTCTACACTTCCACTTCCTACCGCCTGACTAGCTCCCTCATCAATAGGTTTAATTTTTTCAATCGTTGAACCTGTTTTCTGTAACTGTCCGTAGAGTTTGTCCAGCCCGTCAGTGACTTGGGTGATAAAATTAACCACCTCTGAGGTGGCGTCTTTAATTTCCGCCCTCATTTTGAGAACATTGGCTGTTACTTCAGTGATAACAGCGATAAATTTACGCTGTCCCACCTCGTCAACATCAAACTTAAGTGATACCAGGAAATCTCTCATTGTTTCAGCGTCATTACTCATTTCGCCACCTCTCTATCATGGCCTCATTTTCCGATTTAACATCAAGGGCATCATTCATCAATGCAATATCAGCCAGGTCAAGAGCGCCGTCTTTTAATGATTCATAACAGCACATGCCCGCAATGACCGGGCGTAACAGATAATCACGCCCTTTCGGGAGAGTTTCAAAATTTAAGCTGGGTTGTCCTGGGATTACACTTCGCTCTCTGATAGGGCGGGAAAAAAATTTCCCAATGAATCTCGAATAATAAAACCTACAATTTTCAGTAGTTCTAAGCCATTGATGTCATCGAACATCAATACTTGACCATCAGGTTCATAAATCTTGCTCCATATGCCACTCTGTTCACGAGAAACCACTGATAAGCAAATATCATTAATTTCATACCGGTTGGATTTTCCCAGCGCAGTAATGGATTCAATCAGATGAGGAATCAATTCTTCAAAGCTGGTCGCGCTATCATCATTTCTATCTGCGACGATCTTTTTCATCAGTGGCCCAAGTGCCGGAATAGCTGGAGACAAGGCCACTGCTAGATCCTGTTGCTGAAAAGCGTTCAGTTTGCCACTGCGATATTTTTTACCGTCGATTTCAAATTCCATAAGCTCCCCCCTCAAATACTTAGCCCAAAACCGTCCAAGCTACCGAAGCATAAGCCTGATTATGAACATGCAGACAAATGCCCCGGCTAGTTTCAGCGTTTGTAAAGTAAACTGGTTAGAATGTGCCTAACATGATGTCAATTTTTCCGCAATCAAACACCCAGGCAACGGTATTACCTGCTTTGGAATTCTGTAAATCCGGCTGCTTCTGAAAGGCAACAGAACGTGCAACAACAACGTCGTTACTTTCCTTGTTTCGAATAACAATCACGTTATTACCCCATGCTGCCGATGAAAGCGATTGTGCACTAAGCATAGCGTTCAGTTTTGCGTTTACCGGGCTGGTCTTAAGCAAGTTAACTGTAATAGTTCCAGATTTGGTAGCATGCAATGAATGCATGACTTCACCATCTGCTCCGGTGGTCATGGTGTTTTTGCTTTCTGACATCGTAACTACAATTCCCTCGTCAGAGAGAGCTGCGCCGTTACCAAGATCGAAAGAACCTCCTACCCCTGTAATAGAAGCAGAGACATCAAGAAAAGAATACGTAGCCATTTTCAATCCTTATCTGTTTACATTAATAATGACATCAGCGTAATGAACAGCTCCTGCTAATTTGATAGCGCACTGAATAACCGGTGCTTTCCGGGCTTCCCTATCAGCCTGTGCCTGTGTCGCAATGGGTGGAGCGTAGACGTAATAACCTTTTGTCAATGTTGCGCCGGTGTTCAGCGCACCAATCGGATCACCACCCCATACTCCATGAGCGATCAATCCATTCGTCACCGCTTGAGCAAGTGACTGTTCAACATTGGTAATTAGGCGTGTGACACCTTCATCAGTTTGGGGGATTTTGCTGGTACTGGTGTAAAGCAGGTTATAAAGATTGTTCTGAACGTAGTTCTGCAACCAGTCCAGACTGTGACGTTCATCAATGAAATCACCGTTTGCCATGACGCCTTCCTGAATAATGGCTGTGTCATTGTTGTATTTAACAAAAACGTTGCCGTTTTTCTTTTTCAAGGCGTTGGCTTGGGTTGCGGTGAGATTTTCCGCCGTAACCGCTGGTTCTTGTTTAAATTTCAGGGTAATGGTGGTGTTGTTACCGTCGAAATTGACCGTAAACATACGTCCCATCAGAGAAGCCACAGTATAGGGTTTACCCGTTGAATATTGCCAAAGCGTACGCTGATAATTTCCCCCTTTCAGTTTTGATCCAATATCAGTATCAACATCAGCATCTAATACCGCTGTTTTTTGCACTGTATGTCCATAGATTCGAGAAACAGATGCCGATTCAATGTAGTCAGTAACAGATAGAATATCTTCGTCTGTCAGCGTGTCGTCAGCGATAACCAGCCCATACCAGCCACTAGACGCAGCCCCCAATGTTGCCACGGCCTCAGCAATCGTTTCTGCTTTGGTTGGTTCGATAACCGTAGCCCCAGACTCTCCATCTAGTTTTAGTAAATCACCAATGTACGTTCCGCTAGCCTGTGAAACATAACCAATAGCGCCCGCAGAATTTGGTACCACGGCGAAACATGCAGATGAATTATCATATGTCACTGAACAATCTTTCAGCTTTTCCGCTACCCGTTGGGCAACACCATTAAGATTGGTTTCTTTACTCAAATCGATGCCGCTGCATATCACCTCTTTACCGTTAAGCGTTAACTTAAAAGAACCATTTGTGACGGCAGTAAATTTACTCAGTATTTGTTGTTGCTTGGTCAGTACTGCACCTTGCAAAGAAGCTCCGACATTGCTTTTAGCCCAGCGGCCAATATATAAATCGACAGGACGTGGTGACTGGGAGTAATAAAGCGCTGCGGCCTGGTACTCTGGCGTATCCATACCGAAATCTGCCCCTACGCCATCGATATCAGAATACTGGCGTAAACGCTCATGAGTATTGATCACGTTGCTTACACCGACGATCAGTAACGCACCAAAGTTCCGAGCCTGAGCCGCATGAGGAGCCATATTCAACGTGACATTGATAATGTTTGAAACAGGTAAACCCTGCATAATTTAATCTCCAAAGAATTTGACAGGCGCTTCCACCAGTGATTTAACACCGTATTCACGCACTACTTTTCGCCGCAAGGTGATCGTCATGTCATAACGATGCACCCACTGATTATTGATAAGCTCAGGTAAAAAAGTTAGCCGAGTATATTTGCCCACAGAAAGACCGAAACGACCTAATTCGTCATTGTTCTGACTGACCGCCAATCCATCACGAAAACAGGTACCGTACCGCTGGCAGTTCGGGCCATAAAACGAAATCAAACACTCGATTTCTTCATAACGCCATAACTCAGTACTTTCGTCGGTTTGGTTCTCAAAGACCGGAGACACGTCTGAAATAAAGCCCGTAATGCCAAAATCACACCCATCATCTTCCGATAACGGTGGTGGTGGTGATGTCCATCGGGAACGCACTTTATCGTCAGGCAAACCAGAAACACCACACACCCAATGGTGCAGAGTGTGTTCCAGCTCATCATCGTACTCAGGCCCAGGAGTGACAGGCGTTAACCAACCCGCTTTATCACTACTGTTGCTCATCAAAAATACCTCCATCAAACAGCAATAACTCGCAATGTAGCTGAATACACCAAGCCCTCTATGAAGGCTTAGTCTCCAGCACCAGGTTATGATTGATTTAATAGGGATACCGACCGCAAAGAAGGTAAAAAAATATGCGTAAGTCATTCGCGGCGGCAAATATGAAAAAGGCCGCAACAAAGTGCAGCCCTTACAATTACTATTTAAGTTTTTACTTATCTATCAGTGTGTCACAGCGGATACTTTAAGACACTTATACCTGTTATCTTTCAAGTTGCCTCTTTGTTGGCTGCACTCACTCACCCCAGTCACAGAGTTATCTATGCTCCTGGGGATTCGCTCCCTTGCCGTCTTGATGCATCTTGAAATCTATTGGGTATATCCATATCACACCATCTCTTGAATAACTTTAATTTTTTCAATTGAACCTGATGAATTAAACGTTATTTTCCCGATTTTCTACATAAAAAAACCCCGATAAAAATATCGAGGTTTATTAGTTTCCGCGCTTATTCGCAACTTTAACTGGTTAATACACTACCATAGCTTTTTGCGTACGCGCAAGCTTTTTGCACTCTTGTATTTCATTATCCATTTCTAATGTGATATCAAGCATAGCTAAACATCCCTGTACAAAGCTTTCGCCTTTTTGCAACCGGGAACGTACTTCAATATCTGATACCTCAATTAAACGAGCTATCGATCGTTTAGAAATACCCAAAGCATAGTACATAAATAAAACTTCAATTTCTTCAGACTTATCTACCGTCTTAAGCTTTGCTATACAGGCATCAATGATCAAACCATCATTATCGCAACAGGAAGGACGAGATGGACGAGTTGACGTAATCAGCCCCCTAAACCCAGCAGCGATCGGCGGCCAATTAACACCAGTGGCATCATCAGCCCAACCACCCCAACGCTCTAGAACTTGTTGAATATTGCGCATACGTTTTTACCTTAATTTTTAGTAGCAAATAGTAGTAAAAATTATTTTCGTAATGGCCTCTCGCATCCATGCATTCGGCGTTATATACCTGTTATCTTTCAAGTTGCCTCTTTGTTGGCTGCACTCACTCACCCCGGTCACAGAGTTATCTATGCTCCCGGGGATTCGCTCCCTTGCCGTCGCGATCCATCTTGAAATCTATTGGGTATAACGAATTTCTCATGCTCTATTTCTTGCGTTTCTTTGTTACTTAACTATATCGTCTCAATACATCTTATTACCTGATCTATTAAATAGAAATCCTATCTGATTTCTATTCCTTCCAAGCTTAATCTCAGAGGAAAATATAATATCTTGGTTAATACAACTAGTTATAAAGTGCTTATCATCCCCATCTAAGTATTTCTCATATAAATTTTACCTAATCCTGTAATGTATCCTACCTTAAAAGGCAAGGAACTTAGAACATCTAAAGCAAAGCTAATAGTTTTTATTATTTTCCGAGAATTTTCAGACAACATAACAACCCCTTTTTATTATCAGATAAAAAATACATTAAATAAAAAGTAGCACAAAATTTTTATCTCATGGATATTAAAGTGTAAAAAATACTTTGGATCAACGCTGAAATCTATAGAAAAATGACGATTAAAAATGTCCTCTACACCTATAACAAAGGTACAGAGATCATACTGTTTACATAACGATCAGCGACAAATCGATGCAAATGTAGGATTTGACTAACAGTGTTCGAAATATCTCAAGCAGATTTGAAAAAATTTTTAAGGCAGAAATAGGATTAATGTTACTAACAGTAAATTACCGATTATCAGGTAAATATCTATGCAGAAAGTTTTAACATTGTCAGAAATAACCCCTTTTTAACCAACGAGTTTTTTAAACTCATGCGACTTAACCGGCAATTTGGAAAAAGTATTTTACTGGTATGAAACTGTTTTTGCCTAACACGATCTTGCAACATCAATACCTGCTGCTATCTTTTACCCTGTCGGATCTCTATTTCCTGATTTCTTATTCTGGCTATTTTATGTTGGCCTGCCTGACAATGAGTTTCGCACTGATACCCATTCTGATAAAAAGATCGCTATGGAAAGTGACAAAATTAGCTGTATATAAAAACAGTTCTTTTATGTGAGATAAACATGAAAAAAGCCGTTATCTTCTGATAAAGATAACGGCTTCTTATATGATTTGGTGCCGGCTACCGGAGTCGAACTGGTGACCTACTGATTACAAGTCAGTTGCTCTACCAACTGAGCTAAGCCGGCGTATTCCGGGGTAGCCCCCGAAAGCGAGCGCAGTATATTACAACCTGATTCAAACAATCAAGCATAAATAATAGATTTTTTTAGACATATTCAAAACACCATAAACCCTGACATCAAAATCTGATCATTGATGACATATCGCTATCCCAAAGAACACTCTGACACAGAGACAACCACTATAAGATTGTGCAAAAACTGAAGGTACTACCCAGACAGCGACCTTTTCACTTCTCTTCAATTTATTCCACCCCAAAATAGTTGACTGCTATATACCCAATAGATGGGTTTATAATCTGGTGGTTTCTCATAGAAACCGAGCGAGAGCTAAGTGATCTTAGCGCATTCTGAATGATACTCTGGAATGAAAAAAACCTTATGCATAAAATATGCATAAGGTTAGTATTTGGCGGAAGGATAGAGATTCGAACTCTAGGATGGTTTCCCATCGGCGGTTTTCAAGACCGCTGCCTTCGACCGCTCGGCCATCCTTCCATGGCGCGAGATTATGCTCTATAGTAGGATCGTATGTCTAGTCTTAATCGCAAAAAATCTGTGATTTTTTTACTATTCGCTCAATCCTCAATCTACAATACCATTCCAGGTTCTTATCCTGTTAAAATTAGCATTCTCGCTAAATCATAGCCAAACAATGACTAAGGTTTTTACCTAACGCATGTATAACAGACAATCTTCAATCAATTCATCAACCATAAACCGTTACTATGGCTTGTTCATTGCCCTGCTTTTTGTTTCCCTGTTTTTATATAGCTATAACTACTTCAACGCCTGGCTGATGGGGAAAAAGTACGCGCTAAATAGTGTTGCAACCAAAATGGTATTGCAGATAGAAGATTATCGTTACCATGCTAATTCTATCTTTGAACAAGCTAATATCTCGCCTTTTAAACTACAGGGACCTGTTTCACCAATGAAGCTACGACCTGATGTTTATTGGCTTGAAAGTCGTTATCAGGCTATCGACGCTATTATTTTTGGTCACCATAACGCGACAAGTGCAGCGTTGGCACAACGTCTTTCCAATTATATAGAGATTTTGTGGGGCGCCCGCAATGAATACAACTCTATGTACTATCTGAACGGTAAAGATAACAATCTGTTTTTAATAACAACTCACTCCATTCTTAAACCAGAATTAAGATTTAAAGAAAGTTATCTGACACTGACAGCCGAATCGAAACGTTCAGAGATGCTGATGCAGTCTACCGCTTTAGATGAACGGGAAAATATTTCATCAATCCGTAAGCTAAGTGGCGAAAATCTCTATTTCTACACTTACAGGGCAACATTCAACTCACCAGGTCAATTGGCGACCGTTATCGCTTTTGATTTACCGATTAGCCATCTCCTTCCTATCGATATGGGAGCAGCAAACTTCAGCTTACTATCTAACAATGAACAAAACCCCGATGAAACGAATAAAGCTAATATCTCACAAAATGGTTTCTGGCTCGAATTCTCTCAACCACTCAGTGGCACGAAATACAAATTACTGTATCGGGTATCACTCAAAGATTTGCTGATCGATTTGTTGTACAAAAACATCTGGCTACTGCTGGCAGATTCAATATTTATTATTCTGTCTCTGGGTGGGCTTATTTATATTCGTAAAAAATATATTGCCCCAAATGCTCTTATGAGCCACGAGCTACAAGTCAAGGATGCGTTAAGTAACGATATTATCTCCAATATCCCAATTGGTTTACTGATTTATAATTTCTCAACAAATCAGATAATCATGAGTAATAAAATTGCTGATCATCTATTGCCTGATATCGACTTAAACAAAATTAAAATGATGGCAAAGCAACATCATGGTGTCATCCAAACATCAATTGACGATTCAGTCTATGAAATTAAAGTGCACAACATTCACCTGTTGCCAGAAACTTATCTATTTTTATTGCAAGATAAAGACCAGGAAGCATTGATTAACAAGCGTTTACAACTTGCACATCTCGAACATGATAAGAGCGTACAAGCCCGACGTTTTATGTTAACAAACATTAGCTCAGAGCTGAAACAGCCAATAAAGGAATTAAATAATATTGCTTACCAACTAAAACAAATCCCTATAGAGGAAAATAGTGATCATATCATCAATAATTTATTAACTAAATCTGAATATATATCCAGCTGGGTCGAGAATATCTCATTTCTCAATGAATTGGAATTAGGTGACTGGCAAGCAAAAAGTGAGTCATTTTCATTATCACACATGTTAGACGATATTTTTAAAAACGTGTTATCAAAAATAAATAATAAAGGGTTAAATTATTATTATCACTGTAATATTAACCCTGAATCCATATTTATTGGCGATGGCTTTGTCATCCGTAAAATTATCCTGATGTTGGTTAACTATGCAATCACGATTACATCTTATGGGAAAATATCACTCATAGTTAATTATTCTCAGAAATACAAAGATCAAATTCAGATCGAAGTTATAGATACCGGTGCCGGACTGAATTCAAACGATTTGGCAAATTTGAATTATCCATTTCTAAACAAAGCGGTTGGAGATAAATATCAGTCCAATTCAGGGCTGACCTTCTATCTCTGTGACCAATTATGTCGAAAACTCAATGGTCATTTTACTATAGACAGCAAACCTAACCTGGGTACACATTACACCATCAGTTTGCCGTTGATAATCGATCAAGACCAATGCCCACAGCTACTGGAAGATATTACCGCTTTACTGGATATTAGCAATACAGAAATCCGTAAGATCATACAAAATTACCTAAGACATTATGGCGCTGCTTACTTTGATAAAAAGAAAGAAAATATCAGTAGAGAATACGATATCATATTGACAGATAAACCGTATGATTCCGCCAGATCTACTATATTGTTGGTTGGTGATCTTGCTGGCCTTGAGCAGATGACTCCTGACTATATTAGATGTAACTACAATCTGAACGAAGCTATTATCAATGCCATTTCGTTATTAATTGAGAGAAACCTCAGTTTTAACGAATTTAATGAAATTTCAGAAATGTCACCATTTAACAACGAAGACACTGATTACGATATTGAAAATGTTATAAGCAGTTACCGAAAACAGCTGGCAGCTAGTGATTATCAGCAATTATTTATCGAGACAGTACCGATAGATATTAATAAACTGTATACTGATATAGAGCAGCATGATTTGATATCACTTTCGCAAACAGCACATCGCCTAAAAGGTGTCTTTGCTATGTTAGACTTAGAATTCCTCAAATTTTCTTGCGAAACACTGGAACAACACATAACAAACGGTAACGAAATAGAGATTAAAAATAGCATCAGCCGCATTGATTCTTTCATCACAAGGCTGTTGCAGCAAGGTAACTAATAGATGAATAGCCTTAACGTCATTATTGCCGATGACCATCCAATTGTTCTGTTTGGCATCCGCAAATCACTTGAGCGACTCGAATGGATCAACGTTGTCGCTGAGTCGGAAGACTCTACTACTTTGATCAACAATCTATCTTGTATTAAAGCAAATGTGCTGATCACTGATTTGTCCATGCCTGGAGACATCTATGGTGATGGGATTAATTTGATTAAATACATCAAACGCCATTACCCCAGGCTATCAATCATTGTTCTGACCATGAACAATAATCCAGCCATTTTAAGCGCTGTGCTCGAGCTTGATATTGAAGGAGTTGTTTTAAAACAAGGAGCGCCAACAGATTTATCTGACGTATTGACTGCCCTGAAGCAAGGGGAAAAATTTATGCCAGAGAGTGTTTCTGAACTGTTGAAAAAAGTAACGAAAACCCGCTACGGTGACAAACCGTTATCACAAAAAGAGAGCGAAGTACTACGCCTGTTTGCCCAAGGTTTCTTGGTAACAGATATTGCGAAAAAACTAAATCGAAGTGTCAAAACTATCAGCAGCCAGAAAAAATCAGCAATGGTAAAACTGGGTGTGAATAACGATATTGCGCTACTTAATTATCTTGCTTCTGTGGCTATCAGTGCCAATGAAAATGTTCATTAAATGCGATCCGTTATTTTAATATGAAACGAACTCTGATGCCTGGGAGCTACTATGGTACCAGGCATTATTCTAAGCACTAATACTCCCGACCGCTGTTAGTACCTGTTTGAGAGTCGCAAGGGAAACAGGCTTAGACAAACAATCATTCATCCCAGCATCAATACAGCGTTGCTTTTCTTCTGCCAATGCATTTGCCGTAATACCAATGATCGGCAACTCACATCCTTTATTCCGTAAATACATTGTTAGCGCATAACCATCCATATTAGGCATATTGACATCTGTCAGAATGATATCAACATATTCTTTCTTCAAATACTCCAATGCATCCAATCCATCATTCGCCATCGCTGTCTGAAAACCAATAGATTTCAATTGATCAGTCAATAAATAACGGTTGATAGGATGATCGTCCACGACCAACACCATAATAGTATTCAGCCAAGTGCTTGCCTGCAAGACAGGCAATGCTGTATTCAATACCTCGCTATTACCCGGTGAAATTAACCTCTCAATAAGTATAGCTAAATCATGCAAATGGTAAGTATTATGTAACCAATAGTTTTCTCTGATTTGTTCTGGTGAGCCAATATAGGCCGTCGATAATTCAATATAAGCATATAGAGGGGTAATAACAGCATCAGAGAAGTCACTGATAATAATTTCACTGCCATCTGTATTTTGCCCACTATATAAAACAATTTGTAAACCATGATAAATCAGAAAACGCTGTAAAAAATCTTCCAGATAAAGATTACGTATAGCCAATATAACTTTTTGCTGATGCTCATTAACTAGCTGAATTTTTGGTATATATTTCGCACCGTATAAAGGTAAACGGATAGAAAACATACTGCCTATCTGTGGCTGTGAAATAACTTCAATATCGCCATCCATCAAGTTGATAAGTTTTTCACAAATCGCTAAACCAAGACCCGTTCCTTGAGATGAACTTTCAGTATTTGGCATTATCTGGAAAAACGGATCAAATAACTGAATAAGCGCCTTATCAGAAATTCCTACTCCTGTATCCTTTACTCTGACATACAAGTAATCCCTATCAACTACTACATGTATAACCACACATCCAGTATCAGTGAATTTAATCGCATTATTCAACAGATTAGATATAACCTGTTGTAATCGAACGGGATCATTGCGGATATAATCCGCTACATCCGGCTCGATATAGCAATATAAGCTCAACGACTTTTTCGTAACTAATGGCAGATAGTTGGAAATAACGTGAGAGATAACTTCCTGACAAGAAAATTCTTTAGGTTCAATTTTAAGCTGTTTAGATTCAATCTTAGAGAAATCGAGGATGTCGCTGATAATTTTCAGTAACAAGGCTGAAGAGTTATTCATCGTTGATAATAAACGGACTGATTCAGCCGGTAATGAATGGGATTGTAATAACTCTAGGTTGCCAATAATTCCGTAAAGAGGTGTTCTCAATTCGTGGCTGACGGTAGCCAAAAACATAGACTTAGAATAGCTAGCCTGCTCCGATGCCAATGCCATTTCCTGTAATGATTTTTCCATCCTTACACGAACACTGATGTCAACCAATACACAAATTGCCACTTCTTCATTCCTGTAACGGGAATGAACAAAGCTGATTTGCAGATGATTGTTATTACTGGTTACTACGTCAACATAGCTGCTGGTTCTATCACAAATAATATGAATAATACGTTCCCGATCTTCATGGGTCAGCATTTTCAAGTAATTATGAGCCAATTCATTACTCAAAATATTACTGCCATCACTTACCCGCAATATACTGATCCCAACAGGAGCTGAAGCGACAATTTTATGATTAAACTGCTCGTGTTCCTCCAAACGAATCGCATTATCTTCCGCCGGAACAAACATTTTCCGCTCAAACAGATATACCAAGATAATGATGACAAAAGCAGATAGCACATTAAGCACAATGCTGCTAATAATCTGTATCTTAAAACCTTCAAAAATATTTTTCAGTGGAAGCGCGTAAATTATACTGAATGAAGATGGAATTAACCGGCGTTTTAACAATAAATCAGTGAAGTTATCATCATAGCCAAAATAAGGCGCTTCCAACTGATAATCATCATAATCAAGTTTGTAATCATCATTTGCTGGATAGTGCAACATGGGTTGATTACTACGATTTAACAATGTTATTGAAATCGGACGATCTTGCCTTTGAATAAAAGTATCTAATCTGATGAACTGTTCAATTCCTATCATGGCAACCATCTGACCGTTTACATATACCGGTGCTAACACATAGAGATGGCCGCTATCCGATCTTGCACCAGGCATAACCCAATAAACATTTCGTTCTTTACCTTGCTCTTTCAGACTAATAAGTCTACGTGAGTTTTCATAGACTATTTTTTTCAGCGTATCAAGCTCAGTCGTAGTATTACGAATAGAAAAATTCACCATACACATGCTCTGCGTACCCACCAGAAAAACCTGATTCAACCCCTGTGGAGCCGCAAGATTATCTTTCCAATAAAAGATAAGGTTATTCAACGAATTTAAGTAACTATGGGTATTTTTGCGAAAGGTATGACAGTCAGCACTTTGGTTTAAAGGGTGATAAGAAAATGCCGGGTTATTATGTGGAAAATCAAAAACTGCATTCTTTTTTTCATTGGAATTCAGTAAATGTTTTTCTGTCATATATTGGATATCGCGCAGAATACTGGCAGTATGACGCACATAAGAGAGGGTAGAATCATAATTAGCATTATATTCTTGTCGGATGTCAGATTTTACTTCATTAAAGATATTAACCAAGTAAAAAGCCGTTAACAAAGCTCCTAATGCCCACAACATCAAACCAATTACCCGGAAAAGGTAACGGGATATTTTCAGTGTTGTACGAAAAGAAGAAAGATATCTCAAAAGGCTACCTGATAAAAACAAACATCATTCAACGTAATGAATTACAGGATATACCAGAGCTTAAGAATTACAAAGAATCATCTGTTATAATTCTAAATTAATAAAAATCACCTGAAAAAAACAGGTACCGAAGTACCTGTTCCTTAATTGAGTGAAAAAATATTTTCACTTAAACCGGATCGGCTGATTCTCTGCCACTATCAGCATCAGGTGAATTGGTATTATCGCTTTCCAATCCTTCCCTTTCTTCTACCAGCTCATCTTCATCATCTTCAGGTTCTGCAACCCGCTGTAAGCCAACAACTTTCTCATCTTGAGCAGTACGGATCAGTGTTACGCCCTGAGTATTCCGGCCAACAACGCTGACTTCCGACACCCTTGTACGTACCAATGTACCTGCATCGGTAATCATCATAATCTGATCAGTTGGCACAACTTGAATTGCACCGACCACATTACCATTACGCTCGCTGACCTTGATTGAGATAACCCCCTGAGTTGCTCGGGATTTAATTGGATACTCATTTTCAGCCGTTCGTTTGCCATAACCGTTTTCAGTCACTGTTAGGATTTCGCCTTCGCCACGCGGGATAATCAGGGAAACAACTTTGTCTTTACCATTGAGCTTAATACCGCGTACTCCGGTGGCTGTACGTCCCATTGCACGAACAGCACCCTCTTCAAAGCGAACAACTTTCCCTTCAGCAGAAAACAGCATGACTTCGTTACTGCCATCAGTCAGGTCAACGCCTATCAGTTCGTCACCTTCGTTGAGGTTAACCGCGAGAATACCAGCACTACGTGGACGGCTAAAATCCTGTAAGGCGGTTTTCTTCACAGTCCCGCTGGCCGTAGCCATAAAGACATACAGCCCATCTTCATATTCACGCACTGGCAGAATCGCAGTAATCCTCTCATTTTGCTCCAGCGGGAGAAGGTTAACGATCGGACGACCACGGGCGCTACGACTGGCCTCAGGTAACTGGTAAACTTTCATCCAGTACAGACGACCGCGGCTGGAGAAGCAAAGAATCGTATCGTGAGTATTGGCTACCAACAGCTTTTCAAGGAAATCTTCTTCCTTGATGCGTGCTGCGGATTTACCTTTACCGCCACGACGCTGCGCTTCATAGTCAGACAGTGGCTGATATTTGACATATCCCTGATGTGACAGCGTGACAACAACATCTTCCTGATTAATCAGGTCTTCAATATTGATGTCAGCAGTATTTTCAGTGATTTCAGTGCGGCGGGCATCATTATATTGCGCCTTGATTGCCAACAACTCTTCACGGATCACTTCCATCAAGCGATCAGGATTCTCCAGAATGAACAGCAACTCACCGATTAACGTCAGCAATTCGCGATATTCATCCAATAACTTTTCATGCTCAAGGCCGGTCAGTTTCTGCAAACGCAAATCCAAAATGGCCTGGGCCTGCTGCTCGGTCAGATAATATTTACCACCATGCACACCATATTGTGATTCCAGCCATTCAGGGCGAGCGGCATCATCACCAGCACGTTCCAGCATGGAAGCAACATTGCCTAATACCCATGGCTGAGCAACTAATGCTGCTTTTGCCTCGGCTGGCGTCGAGGCTCGACGAATCAGTTCGATAATAGGATCGATATTCGCCAGCGCCACAGCCAATGCCTCAAGAATATGGGCACGTTCACGGGCTTTCCGTAATTCAAAGATTGTACGACGAGTGACTACTTCGCGGCGGTGGCATATAAATGCAGAAATAATGTCTTTCAGATTCAGCAGTTTTGGCTGTCCCTGATGCAGCGCCACCATGTTGATACCGAAAGAAACCTGAAGCTGAGTCAGGGAATAGAGGTTATTCAGAACCACTTCCCCTACAGAATCGCGTTTCACTTCGATAACAATACGCATGCCATCCTTATCAGATTCGTCACGAAGAGCACTAACCCCTTCAATGCGCTTTTCCTTCACCAGTTCGGCAATTTTTTCAATCAAACGGGCTTTGTTGACTTGATAAGGAATTTCGTGCACCAGAATAGTTTCACGACCATTTTTCTCATCAACTTCGATTTCAGCACGGGCACGGATATAAATTTTACCGCGACCAGTCCGATAAGCCTCCTGAATACCCCGACGACCATTAATGATCGCAGCAGTCGGGAAATCTGGGCCAGGAATATACTGCATCAGCCCTTCAATACTGATGTTTTCATCATCAATATAAGCCAGACAACCATCAATAACTTCGGATAAGTTATGAGGAGGAATGTTGGTTGCCATACCCACTGCAATACCGGAAGAACCGTTGATCAGCAGGTTGGGTACTTTAGTTGGCATGACTTCCGGGATCTGCTCGGTACCATCATAGTTCGGCACAAAATCGACGGTTTCTTTTTCCAGATCCGCCAGCAGCTCATGGGCAATTTTCGCCATACGTACTTCGGTGTAACGCATAGCTGCGGCTGAGTCACCATCGACTGACCCAAAGTTACCCTGACCATCTACCAACATATAACGCAGGGAGAACGGCTGAGCCATACGAACAATCGTGTCGTAAACTGCGCTGTCCCCATGTGGGTGGTATTTACCGATAACGTCTCCGACAACACGGGCAGACTTCTTATAGGGTTTATTCCAATCATTTCCCAGCACATTCATGGCGTAAAGTACGCGACGGTGTACCGGCTTCAGTCCGTCTCGAACATCTGGTAGTGCACGCCCGACAATAACAGACATTGCATAATCCAGATACGAGCTTTTCAGCTCTTCTTCGATATTGACCGGCGTGATTTCTCTGGCAATGTCGCTCATGGAGCCCACTATCCCTCATAATTCCGAATTCAAAGGTTTAGAACTATACCACAAATCAACAGCTTTATAAAAATCAGATACGGGTATTTAAAAATTAAGCCGTGTATACTATTCCCAGCGCAGAGTGAATCCATCTGTAAAGAAAGTTTAAGGAGCAACAACCGTCGATGAACACCAAATCCCCCTCCACGACAAACAATGTTGATCAACAAGAAATAGAGAAATTTGAAGCAGTTGCTTCCCGCTGGTGGGATCTGGAAGGTGAATTTCAGCCACTACACCGTATTAATCCACTACGCCTGAATTATATTTTGCAACGTTCCGAGGGGATCTTCGGTAAAACAGTATTAGATGTGGGTTGTGGTGGCGGCATTTTATCAGAAAGTATGGCTCGTGAAGGTGCAGAAGTGACCGGGCTTGATATGGGAACTGAGCCGCTTCAAGTTGCCAGACTACACGCCCTTGAAACAGGCATCTCTGTCACTTATGTACAGGAAACAGTGGAAAGTCACGCAGAAAAATATCCACAGGCTTATGATATCGTCACCTGTATGGAAATGCTGGAACATGTCCCGGACCCTCAATCGGTTGTTCGAGCTTGTGCTCAGTTAGTAAAACCCGGTGGACATGTCTTTTTCTCTACCATTAACCGCAACAAGAAAGCCTGGCTCATGGCGGTGATTGGCGCAGAATATATTCTGAAAATGGTGCCGAAAGGAACCCATGATGCGAAGAAATTTATCCGTCCATCAGAGTTGATAGGCTGGATTGACAGAACTCCCCTGAAAGAACAGCATATCATTGGCCTGCATTATAATCCGCTGACGGATAAATTTAGCCTTGGTTACAATGTGGACGTTAATTATATGCTGCATACTCAATATGTCTGACATATTCATCTGACAGATTAAGAAATCGACAAATGAATCATATTTTCAAGAATTTTTTTACTTAGGTTTACTCGTATTTCTGTCAGGTCAACCGCTAGTAATGATGCAGGCTTCCGGCTTTTTGATAAATTTAGTCCTCAAGTTATCCACAAAAATCCGTGTTTTTGTACACTTGATAAAAGCTGGTTTTAACATTATCTTGTTGTCATTATTTAGTGCACCCCCTACATATTGTGTTCCTTAACATTCCATTACCACTACTCTCTCGTTGGTTTCTTCACCATTGAGGGAGTTACGTTTTGGTCTGACTAAAGACACAAAGCAGGTGGGAGTGAGTCTGAAAGTAAATGTAAGGTATGCCTGTCCATGAACCATAGTCTGCTAGTAACAAAGCGTGATGGCCACAAAGAACGAATTGACCTTGAAAAAATCCACCGGGTTGTCGCCTGGGCAGCCGATGGCCTGAAAAATGTCTCGGTATCACAAGTAGAGCTGCGTTCCCAGATCCAATTTTACGACAGTATCAAAACCTCAGATATTCATGAGACGATGATTAAAGCTGCCGCTGACCTTATTTCTGGTGATGCACCTGACTATCAGTATCTAGCAGCCCGCTTAGCAATTTTCAATTTGCGTAAAAAAGCTTATGGTCAATTTGAGCCACCTGCACTGTATGATCATGTATCCCGTATGGTGGAAATGGGCAAATATGACAAACACTTGCTTGCAGACTACTCGAAAGAAGAATTCGAGCAAATGGACGAGTTTATTGATCACTGGCGTGATATGAACTTTTCTTATGCCGCGGTCAAACAACTTGAAGGTAAATACCTGGTTCAGAATCGCGTTACTGGTGAAATTTATGAAAGCGCCCAGTTTCTTTATATTTTGGTTGCCGCGTGCCTGTTCTCCAGTTATCCGAAAGAAACACGTCTGGACTATATCCGCCGCTTTTACGACGCGGTTTCCACTTTTAAAATTTCGCTGCCTACCCCTATTATGGCCGGTGTTCGCACCCCTACTCGTCAATTCAGTTCCTGCGTACTGATTGAATGTGGCGACAGTCTGGATTCCATTAATGCGACTTCCAGCGCCATTGTGAAATATGTTTCCCAACGTGCAGGTATTGGCATCAACGCCGGTCGTATTCGTGCACTAGGTAGCCCGATCCGTAATGGTGAAGCATTCCATACAGGTTGTATTCCGTTTTATAAGCACTTCCAGACAGCGGTAAAATCCTGTTCTCAGGGGGGGGTCCGTGGCGGCGCAGCTACACTGTTCTATCCGCTGTGGCATCTGGAAGTTGAAAGTCTGCTGGTACTGAAAAACAACCGGGGTGTTGAAGGAAACCGTGTCCGTCATATGGACTATGGCGTACAGCTTAACAAATTGATGTATGAACGCCTGATCAAAGGTGAAGATATTACACTATTTAGCCCGTCCGACGTCCCAGGGTTATATGATGCATTCTTTGCTGATCAAGATGAATTTGAGCGTCTGTACACCAAGTATGAGCAAGACAGTAATATCCGTCAGCAACGTCTGAAAGCCGTTGATCTATTCTCCTTGATGATGCAGGAACGCGCTTCTACTGGCCGTATCTATATTCAGAACGTAGATCATTGCAACACTCACAGCCCATTTGATCCATCAGTTGCGCCTGTACGCCAGTCAAACTTATGTCTGGAAATTGCACTACCAACTAAGCCATTAAATGATATCAATGATAAAAATGGCGAAATTGCGTTGTGTACACTGTCTGCATTCAACCTAGGTGCAATTGAAAATCTTGATGAGCTGGAAGAATTGGCTGCTCTGGCTGTTCGCGCTCTTGATGCTCTGCTCGATTATCAAGATTATCCAATCCTTGCAGCAAAACAAGGGGCTATGGGTCGCCGTACTTTAGGTATTGGTGTCATCAACTATGCTTATTATCTGGCAAAACACGGCGTACGTTATTCAGATGGCAGCGCTAATAACCTGACTCACAAAACATTTGAAGCTATCCAATATTACCTATTGAAAGCATCGAATGAATTAGCGAAAGAGCAAGGTGCTTGCCTATGGTTTAAAGAAACGACCTATTCTGAAGGTATCCTGCCTATCGATACCTATAAAAAAGCACTGGATACACTGACTAATGAGCCTCTTCACTATGATTGGGAAACATTGCGTAGCGATATCAAACAATATGGTCTGCGTAACTCAACATTATCCTCTTTGATGCCTTCAGAGACTTCTTCACAGATCTCTAACGCCACCAACGGTATTGAACCACCTCGTGGTTATATCAGTATCAAAGCATCGAAAGACGGGATTTTGCGTCAGGTTGTTCCAGAATATGAAAGCCTAAAAGGGGCTTATGAATTACTGTGGCAAATGCCTGGCAATGACGGCTACTTACAGTTGGTTGGTATCATGCAAAAATTCATCGACCAGTCGATCTCTGCCAATACCAACTATGACCCAACACGTTTCCCTAGCGGAAAAGTGCCAATGAATCAGTTGCTGAAAGATTTGTTACTCGCTTACAAATATGGTGTAAAAACGCTGTATTACCACAATACACGTGATGGTGCAGAAGACGTTCAGGATGACCTGGAAGAAGTCGTGGAATCTGCTGATTCCGATTGTGAAAGCGGCGCATGTAAGATTTAATTTGAGGAAGTTATGGCCTATACCACCTTTTCACAAGTAAAAAACGACCAGTTACAAGAACCGATGTTTTTTGGTCAGCCGGTAAACGTAGCCCGTTTTGACCAGCAAAAGTATCCAATTTTTGAGAAATTGATCGAAAAACAGCTCTCTTTCTTCTGGCGTCCAGAAGAAGTTGACGTGTCCCGTGACCGCATTGATTACAATGCACTACCGGATCATGAAAAGCATATTTTTATCAGTAACCTGAAATACCAAACGCTGCTGGACTCTATTCAGGGCCGCAGCCCGAACGTGGCGTTTTTACCGTTGATCTCCATCCCTGAGCTGGAGACATGGGTTGAAACCTGGTCTTTCTCGGAGACTATTCACTCACGTTCTTATACTCACATCATCCGTAATATCGTTAACGATCCGGCTGTTGTATTTGATGATATTGTCACCAACGAAGAGATTCTCAAACGCGCAAAAGATATTTCCGCTTATTACGATGATCTGATTAAGATGACCAATAACTATCAGTTATTTGGTGAAGGAATACATCAAATTGCAGGTACAACCATCACAGTCAGCCTGCGTGAACTGAAAAAGCAGTTATATCTGTGCCTGATGAGTGTTAACGCGCTGGAAGCGATCCGCTTCTACGTTAGCTTTGCCTGTTCATTTGCCTTTGCAGAACGCGAACTCATGGAAGGTAACGCTAAAATCATCAAACTGATCGCCCGTGACGAAGCACTACATCTGACAGGTACTCAGCATATGTTGAACCTGTTGCGCTCTGGTCAGGATGATCCGGAGATGGCAGAAATTGCTAATGAGTGTGAACAACAGTGCTATGACCTGTTTGTTCAAGCTGCGGAGCAAGAAAAAGAGTGGGCAGATTATCTGTTCAGCGAAGGTTCAATGATTGGTTTAAACCGAGATATTTTGTGTCAATACGTTGAATACATCACCAATATTCGTATGCAGGCTGTCGGGCTAAAACTGCCATTTGAGACGCGTTCTAACCCGATTCCGTGGATTAACTCCTGGCTGGTATCCGATAACGTTCAAGTAGCACCACAAGAAGTTGAAGTCAGTTCATATCTGGTTGGTCAGATTGATGCTGAAGTTAACCCTGACGACCTGAGTGATTTTGAACTCTGATGACAAGTTATAAAGTAACCCTGCATGATATGCAGGGTTATCATATTTACAGCTCCCCCGAGCTGCATAACAGTCTGCTAGAAGCACTGGAACAAGGTAGAGTACAACCGGAATACCAGTGCCGTGAAGGTTATTGCGGCTCCTGCCGTGTCAGATTGGTAAAAGGTAAAGTCGGTTATCGGCGTAAACCTCTGGCTTTTGTTAACGAAGGTGAGATTTTACCCTGCTGTTGTCATCCGCTTAGTGATATTGAAATTGAGCTATAACCTTTAGTTATTCACAATAAAAGGTAATAACTAATTTTTCAGTTATTATCTTTTACCTTCTACCTTTTGGCAGTAATATTACTGTCTTCTTCTTTAATATATTCACTAAAATCTACTGTTACATCAAAATTCCCACTCTATACCCGTCATCTTTCAAGTTGCTTCTTTGTTGGCTGCACTCACTCACCCCGGTCACATAGTTATCTATGCTCCCGGGGATTCGCTCCCTTGCCGCCGCGATGCATCTTGAAATCTATTGGGTATATTATATTTATTGAAGTGGTCTAAATTAACATTTCTCAAAAAATTGATTGTAATAAGTCGTTACTTCCTAATGAATCTGCTCCCAACAAGCCATTGCCTGAATAGGTTTGCACTGAATAGAAATCACCATTAAATACACATCTGGCATTTTTCCATCGTTTAAAAATCTCACTCATTATTTCACCACCGTAATTTTAGCGGTCAGGCTCATTTAATAACCATTTGAATATCTTTGAGATAATTAGAGGACACATAATAGTGATTACGTGTCCATATTAATTAACTCTCTAAATCAAAGATCATGAATAATCAATGCAAAAACAAACTGTTTCTTTATCGTCAAACATAACTTCTGCAACGCGAAAAAGCCAATCGTAATGCTGCTCCAACTTCCTCAGGGGAGCTGTCTGCCGGAATGATGACATAGTCAAATTCGGAAATGGTCTTACCTGTCCAACTTTCCAATTTTTCATGACAAGATGGCCGGATCGTTATTTGACCATCAAGCAACTGGATTCCACAATTATGCATTTTTTTAAAAAGCTGACGTTTTGAACGGTAATCATAAGATTCCATCATCTTAGTGATCCAATTTTTATACTGCTCATCACTTGCATCATGATCAAAATAATCCTCACATTCATCAAGTGGGATTACTCTGCTTTTTGATAAAGTATCGAGCACAGCCTTTCCCAACTCTTGATCAGATGCAATTGGCTGTAATAAATGATTACTTCCTAAAGGATCTACTCTCAATAAACCGTTACCTGAATAAGTTTGTATTGAATAGAAATCACCATTAAATTCAGTCCTTGCATGTAATCCTTGTTTAAAATCTGCACTTATTATTTCACCACCACAGCTTCGACGGTAAGGAAAATTTAATAACTGTTTGAGCCTTTTTAAGATAATTAGGAAACTCATAATAGCCATTCCATTTTAAATTGATCATATAAATCAAAGAGTAAGATAATTAGCGGACACATAATAGTGATTACGTGTCCATCTTAATTAACTCTCTAAATCAAAGATCATGAATAATCAATGCAAAAACAAACTGTTTCTTTATCGTCAAACATAACTTCTGCAACGCGAAAAAGCCAATCGTAATGCCGTACCCACTTCCTCAGGGGAACTGTCTGCCGGAATGACGACATCATCAGATTCTACCATGCCTTTTCCTGTCCAGAGATCAAGTTTTTCGTGACCAGAAGGCGAGATAGTTATAACGCTACCTAACAAACAGATATTACAACTGTTCATCTTCTTAAATAACTGACGTTTTGAACGGTAATTGT